TTAGGATCACCCGCGCACCAATCAATGGTGAATAAGTATGTTCCTTCCCTTTTAACTTTGCGTCTGGAAATGTATGATACTTTAGATCCAGCCAACTGATAAAAAGTTGTAACACTAAAGTTATAGCTGAAAGAGTCCCACATTACCAGTTCATTTAAAGGTAATTCTTTTACCCCTGGTTTAGTACAAAAAGCGGATATTGGAGCTCTCCACCATATTCCCCCATCAGTCATTAAATAATGAAATAAAGGAGCCTGCTTAGGTAAGGAGGCTACTCCAAATACCACACATTCAAAATATTTATCGTGGGAATCTTTTTGATCGCGTAGATAATTACCTCTAACGTAGCATTCTATGATTGGTATGTTAGCGTTGAGATAGGCCATAGATCATAGAATCCTATTATGATATTGCTAAAATAATCATAACAACTACAACACCAATCACAAGTTTTTTGTGGTCAGTCCATAGGTGTTCTATTTGATTTAATAATTTATCCATAGTTTCCTCCTGGTTAATCGTATATATCGCCCCAATTAGACCCGAACTCATAGTCTACTTTATTAGGAACTTCAAGTGTAACAGCATTTTCCATAATCTCAATAATTTTTTTAGCTTCTTCTTCACCTGTTATAGACACAGCTAGTTCATCATGTATTTGGATATGTGGTATAATACCTTCTTTATACAGGTCTAACATTGATTTTTTAGTCATGTCAGCTGCACTTCCTTGTATTAATTTGTTTAATGCTTTGTATGTATAGGCTCTCTTGATCCCCGGTCCATGTTCCCTGAGTGCATCTTCATGATTCATGGCTTTATGCATACCAAAACTATTTGGTTCCCATAGATGGAACCTACAAAGTCGACCAAGTAAAGTTCTAATCTGTCCTCGATCCTGGGCTCTGTTGGAAGCTTTCTCCATAAGTTGTTTAACGAAAGGTACTTTGCCGTGGTAAGTGTTGAATAATTCTGCTGCTTTTTCTTTAGTGACTCCAAGTTCCGCCTGAAGTTTTGCTTTACCCATACCATAAAATAATCCGAGGTTGATAGTCTTGGCCTGGGACCTAGGTATCTCTGCCATATCAGCAACGGTTTGATGGAAGTCTGCAGTATTGTCTTCTTTATAAGAATCTATAACGTCATAAACGGATGGAAGTTTATAGAGCGATGCATAATGTACAACGAGTCTTGGCTCCTGCTGATTGTAGTCAAAACATCCCCACTTATGCCCTTGTTCAGGTATAAATAAACTTCTTATTTTAGGACCTAAGTCTTTGTTTCTAGCTGGAATCTGCTGAAGGTTTGGGTTCTGATAAGAAAATCTTCCAGTGACCGTGCCCCCTCCTGCATTTCTAAGTTGGTTGATCTCTGCATGTATTCTACCTTTGTGTTCAAATCTTAAAATAGAATCTATAAATGTTGTATGAGCTTTATTAATCTCTCTTGCCTGAGCAATCATATTAACCACAGGGTGTGTATGTTCTTGTAAAAAATTTTTAGTAAATGATGGTGCTTCTGTTTTTTCTGTACGTGGATATTCTAATCTCAATACATCGAAGACATTAGCAATACTTCTTGCCGCCCAGATCTGTGTATCTATGTTTGTTTCTCCTTTTATTTTATGTAATAATTTTTGTTCTGACTTCTTAAATTCTGTTTTCATTTGATGTGCTTTTTCAATATCAACACGCACACCTTTAAATCTCATGTCCACAAGACAAGGAAAGAGTTCTGTTTCTAAATCAAATATGTCCTCCAGGTCCTGATTGATAATTTCTTTTTTCATTTCTTGCCAGAGACCCAAAGTTACTTCTGCATCTCGTTCTGCATAAGATCCAACATGCATAGATGGTAATTTATACATTTCAGATTTAGGATCGATACCCCATTCTTCAGCTGCGTCTTTTAATGCTCCTTCATTTTTACCATAGCCTAAGTAATGCCACGATAAGCTATTAAGATCATAACGAAATCTGTTTTCATCTGTTACGGCTGCAGCAATCATGGTACATACAATGTCGCCATTGATTTTAAATCCCATCTTTTTTAGCCAGCAGACATCATACATGGCGTTGTGAAAAATTTTTGTGGAAGATGATTCTAAAACATCTTTGAGCCAGTAAAGAACTTTAACTTTATCCATATTACCACCACCTTCATGGGCAATAGGAAAGTATCCTTTATAATGTTTAGTAGCAACAGCGATACCAATAACTTCACCATTACCAATAATAGCACCGGATCCTTTTTTAATTAAGTCTGGGTCTTTTGTTTCTAAGTCAATTGCAATTTCATCGATCTGTCGTAGATCTGGAAATTCTGTTGGTTTTACCCATTCGGTTTGTGCTTCGAACTTTGGTATTTTCATAATAGATAGCAAATTAAACAAACGATTGTTATCAACAACATATAATGGGGAATGTGAGAGGGTTCTCTCACGGATAGTCCCTTGTGATAATCATGTCTATAAAATGTTTTGCTTTCAACAAGTCTTCCTTTCCATTCTTCATACGATGACGAATGATATATTTTATAACGCATCCTTCTGGATAAAGCAACTCATTCTCAATTACAAACTCACTTGGTTGAATTTTAAAGTTTTTATAATGAGATCCTCCGATTTGTTTATTGTAGACTTTCGATGTCATATCCTTTAGCCTCCTTTCTGGCACTCATAATATATAAATTTTGTGATGTTCTTGTGACTCCCACATACCACACTCTGTTCTCTTCGTCTTCTTTATCTTGACTTTTTTCTGCGGCTTCTCGAATTGTTTTTGTATTATCTAAAATTAATAAAACATTTTTTGCTTCGCCACCTTTGGCAGAATGAATAGTAGATAACTTCACTCTTGCATTCAAAGATAAATCTTCTTCATGGCGTAACATTTCTCTAATATATAAACACTCTTCTGGATCTATATTAAACACATCAAACCATCTGTCAGTATAACTAAATCCAAATTCCTGCAAATTATAAAGTCTTTCTTCCTTCACCCCAAAATCATCGCAAGGAACACAGTCAAATATATCTTTTATTTCTGTTAAAGACAACTTTTCTCTCTTATCAGCCCATCGTGTGTAGTTTATAATACTTCTAAACAAGGACGCTTTATAACTTTTGCGACCTTTAATTTGAAAATAAATTCCCATATCTTTTAGGATAGGTTTAATTTTATCTAATCTATCATTTGTTCTTGCAAGAATTAACCAGTCCCCTGTATAGAGAGGAGCGTCTTCAATTGAAGTTATGTGATCGATAAATCCTTGATCTTTTCTTGGCTGCCATATTTTTTTAATTCTTCTTTCGTTAGGAATTCTATCTAAAATTTTATTGGCTATCTGTTGTATCCTTTCAGGCACTCTGAAAGATTGTGGCAAAATAATGTCTTTTTTAGAGGGTTCCTCTTGAAATCTTTTAACATCTGCCCCTGCCCAGCCATAAATTGCTTGATCATCATCGCCAGCTAGTATAACATATTTGGAATTTTCCCTTATAATATCTACCATTTTCCACTGTACGGGCGATAAATCTTGGGCTTCGTCAATAAAAACCACGTCATATTTCGGACACAATTCGGACACATTAAATTTTTCTATCATGTCCGTAAAATCTTTTAATTTATATGAGTCTTTATAATTATCCAGTTCATCCCTTAAAATGTAGATTAAATTTTTCTCTAGCTCATAAGAATACATACCTGTGTTGTACTCTTCTTCAATTGAAATTTCTTTAATTCTAGCTGCATTGATTAAGTTAAAGTATTCACTGTTCGAATCTACAAATCCTGTAGTTTCCTGGCCATTAGAATACACTGTAACTTCTATACCCAGGTCTTTACCTATGTCTTCGTAGTGTTCATCTTGCATAACTTCACTTTTTTTCATACCTAATATATTAAAGGCTAATGAATGAAGGGTTCTAAAATGTTTTAAATTTTTACGTTGCAGTCTTGGGTATGCGTCTAACATTCTATTAACAGCTTCATTTGCTGCTTTAGTTGTAAATGCAAAATATCCTATTCTATCTAGAGGGGTTCCTAGTTTATAAAAAGTTTTTGCGTAGTTAATAAGTTTAGTTGTTTTCCCTGTTCCCGGAGGCCCGTATATTTTTCTACTGATCACATTATCTCCGTT